CTATTTTCTTTTTCATAAACCAGTCAAATTATTTGGAGGTTTGCACCAAATGGTCAGAACAACAATCGAAACGTGGCTAAACAGCCTCAACTTGAACCTAGAACAGCAGGTGTTGGCTGGGTTAGCCCTCCAGCTCGCATCCCAGTTCGATTCAGAGGCGAATACGTCGACCGCGGCCGAGTTACGCAAGACTGTGCTCGAAATCAGCCGGCAACTCAAAGGCCAGCAGGTTGAGCACGATCCATTAGCCGAGTTGCTCACCCGCTAATGCTCCAACTACCCGCACGGTTCACCGCACCGCTCACCGAGGACTTCGTCACAGACGGCGACCGCCTTATCGAGCTCATGGAATTGTGCTGGGTCACACCCGAGACCGATGAACCAATCAAGCTCGACGAGTGGCAGAAGTGGTTGCTCAGGCACATCCTGGAACGCTACCCCGCAGACCATGAGTTCTACCCTGGGCAACTCCGCTACCGGCAAGTCTTGGTCAGCATGGGTCGCCAGAACGGCAAGACCGTGGTTGGTGGTGGCCTCGCGCTGGAGTCAATGCTCTTTCAGAAAGGCGATGTGACTTCTATCGCCTCGAGCTATGACCAGGCAACGATTATCTACGATCGCGTCAAGCACGTCATCGACTTTCATGGCTGGTTGGCTAAACGGTTCAAGCGCACCACCGAAACTCGAGGCATCGCCAAGCAAGACGGCACTGGGAAATACAAAGTCAGCCCGGCTAAAGAGGGCGCGCTCCAGGGCAAGCCATTCGTGCGCGTGATTCTCGATGAGGGTCACTTAGCCAAGAAAGGTATCTGGACAGCCGCCACAAAGGGCACCACAGCCATGGACGACGCCATGGTCATAATGATTACCACCGCAGGCGACCAGACCTCAGAGACGCTCATAGAGCTTTACAAGTCAGCCGCAAAAGCAATCGAGAACCCCGCAAGCAACGAACGCTTTGGCGCGTTCATCTGGGAGGCACCGACCAGCGCACCAATCGACAGCGCAGCTGCAATCATGACCGCGAACCCCGCAATCGCCTGTGGTCGCATTCCCATAGATCGAGTTCTGTCCGACATCCTCACCCAGCCCGAACATGAGGTTCGACGCTACACGCTCAACCAGTTCATCTCAGGCACCGCGGCTTCATGGCTACCAGGCGAGCTCTTCAAGGCGGCCACCGGCCAAGGCATCTCGAACATGCAAGGCGTGGTCTTCGCCGTCGATGTTGCGCGCAACTGGGAATACGCAACAATCGCCGCGGCCAACTCAAACGGCGACATCCAAGAGACCGAGATAGTGGCATCGCTGGTCGCGCCAACCGAGCAACAACTCTTCAACGAATTGACCCGCCTTTACACGCAGCACTCGCCTCGAGCAATCGCCATGGATGACCGCAACCTAAACAGCCTGGCAAAGCGCATGAAGTTGGCAGGCATACCGGTCTGGTCATTGTGGACTAAAGAAGTGAGCCAAGCCTGCTCGGCCGTCTACGCCATGTTTGCCACTGGCACGGTCAAGCACAATAACGATCCACTTCTTGTAGTTCAAACACAGAACGGCGTCACGAAATACTCAGGCGAGACCTGGCTCATTAGCCGAGAGAAGTCCAACGGCGAAATCGACGCGCTACTTGCGACGGTGTTTGCGCTCTATGTCTCGAGCCGAGCACTCACTCCAGGCATCCAAGTTTTCTAGCGCGACACGCCTCAAATGTCGAGCATGTCACTTCATGCCCTAGACTTGTGGTATGGCAACTTTATGGCAGCGCATCACAGGCCGCGTTGAAGAAACGCGCGCAGTCCAGCCGACCATTCCGTCTCGAGCTGCGACTTACGCAACCCCAGAGCTAGCACTCTCACTCACAGCCGTCTACCGCGCTGTGCAGATCATCGCTACCCCGATTAGCAAGATGAACCTCCGCACATTCCGCTACGCAACCGGTATGGAAATGCAGGTCGAGAACCCAATCCTCGTCAACAAGCCGAGCCTGCTCGAGAGCCGACGCGACTTTCTATACCAGACCGTCGTTGCACTTGGCCTCGAGGGCAACGCATTCTGGCTCAAAAACTTTGGGCGCGACGGCCAAGTAAACAACTTGACCCTATTGCCAGGCAACGCAGTCAGCATCCAATACGTCAACAGCAACGACATCACTCAAGGCGTGGTCTATTACTACATGGGCGTGAAATACACCCAAGACCAAATGGAGCACCTGAAAATCTTCAGCCGCGCTGGATTCCTACGAGGGCTCTCACCTATCGAGACATGTAACCGAGACATTGCCTCGGCCTTAGACTTGCGCGACTACGCTGCCAACTGGTTCAGCGCGGCTGGAGTTCCAACCGGTATCTTGACCACCAACCAGATGCTCAACCCAGCCGATGCCGAAGCCGTAACCGCTACCTGGCACAACAAGCAACAGAACCGCCAGGTCGCAGTATTGGGCAACGGCTTTGACTACAAGGCAATCTCACTCAGCCCGCGTGACGCGCTCTTTACTGAGATTCAGGAACAGAACGTTCGCGCAATTGCCCGCCTATTCGGTATCCCAAGCCGTCTACTCTTGACCTCTGTGCCTGGATCATCGGACACTTACACAAATGTGTCCGATGAGAACAGTATCTTCTGGCGGCACACGCTGATGGCCTACGCCGATGCAATTACAGATGCACTTAGCAACTGTCTACCTCGAGGCAACAGAGTCGAGTTCGACTTTGAGCACCTATTCAAGTCAGACGTAGCTGCACGTTATGACTATTACAAGACTGGTATCGACGCAGGGTTCCTCACCGTCGAAGAAGTCAGAATCAAGGAAGGTCTAAATGGCTGAAATGGAAACCCGCGAGTTTGAAGTTCGCGCCGACCTCGAGGAGCGCACGATCACTGGCATCGCCGTTCCTTACGGTCAAGACGCCAACATCGGCGGGCAATACACTGAGCGTTTCGTTCCAGGAGCAATCAGCGACGTAGTAGACGTCAAACTCTTTTACGGTCACGAAGAACCAATCGGTAAGGTGCTCACTGGGCGCGACACCGAAGAGGGTTACGAAGTGACCGCAAGAGTCAGCGACACCCCTCGAGGCAACGAAGTTCTAACTTTGATGCGCGACGGTGTCCTAAACAAGTTCTCTGTTGGCTTCGTTCCGCTGGAAAGCGAGCGCGACGGTTCAACAGTTACACGCACCAAGGTCTCTCTAAAAGAGATCAGCGTGGTTCCGTTCCCAGCATTCGCGGGAGCAAACATCACCGAGGTTCGAGAGGACGGCGGAACCCCTGCCGAGACCAGCGAACCGCAACCAGAACAGGAAAACCCAATGTCAGAAAACATTGAGCTTGACGTTCGCGCCGTTCAGGATGAAGTTGCGGAAATCCGCCGCCTCGTCGAAGCCGGCCAGACCGTCGCAACACCAGCACCACTTGGCAGCGAGTTCCGCAGCCAGGGCGAGTTCGCTAAGGCTCTCGTAGCCGGCGACACCAAGGCACAAGAGTTCGCTCGCACCGCTTCAACTTCAGCTGACGCTGGCGTAGTTGCACCATGGTTCGGCTACATCAACACCTTGATCGCGAACAACCGCCCAACCGTTTCAGCATTCAGCCGCGCAGCATTGCCTGCAACCGGTCTAACCGTTGAATACTCGAAGATCGACGCCAACACCCTTGACGTAGATGTTCAGGACCCAGAGAACGAAGCCCTAGCATTCGGTAACTTGACTTTCGAGACCGTTTCAACTCCAGTGAAGACCTACGGTGGTTACACCTCGTTCTCACGTCAGTATGTTGAGCGTTCACAGATCAACACCCTTGACCAGGTATTCCAGGGTCTAGCACTTGCTTACGCAGGCGCAACCAACGGCGCTCTAGTAACCGCTATCGGCGCTCTCGACTACACCGGCAAGACTTTCGATGCAGACGGCGGAACCGCTTCGTCACTCGCAGAGGGAATCGCAAACGGTGCAGCTTACATCTTCACCAACACCGGTCTACGCCCAGAGTTCATCCTCACCGGCACCGACGGCTACGTGAAGTTGGCAAAGGTTGCAGCAGGCGACGGACGCCCAGTCCTATTGTCAGACGGCAACGGATTCAACAACATTGGAACCGCAAACATCCCTGGACTCTCAGGCTCTGTCTTCGGTCTACCAATCATCGTTGACCCAGCAATCGGCGTAGGCGTTGTCTACATGGCTAACAGCGCAGCTGTTATCACCATGGAGTCTGCAGGCGCACCGGTTCGTTTGACCGACGGCGACATCACCACCCTCACCGACTCAGTATCTGTCTACGGATACATGGCAATCGCAACTCCACGTGTTGGTGCGATCGTCAAGCTAGACGTAACCGCTTAGTCATCATGGCAGTGACGTTGGAAGAGTTCCAGGCTTATGTCGGAACCGATGAGACTGACTTCCCACAGGAGTGTTTGACTTCAGGGCTTGCCCTAGTCACGCGCTTCATTGGCGCAGTCACCACGGTTCCTACGGCCTTAAAAGACCAGGCGACTCTTATCGCCTCGTCGGAGCTCTTCCACCGTCGCTCCGCTCCTCAAGGTGTGGCACAGTTCGCATCTATGGACGGAACACCGGTCAGGGTTGCCCGCGATCCAATGATTGCCGTCTACCCGCTACTCCAGCCTTACGTTGGGTATGGAGTATGACAACCAACGAGATTACGGCGGCCAAGGTTGAGTTCAAACTCGATCTAACAGCTGGCGGTCTAATCGTTTCGGACTTCGTGCCGGAGCGCATAACCCCGCCAATCGTAATCATCAACAGCGGAACGCCCTATCTTCGCCCAGCGACTATCGGTAGCGAATACACGCTGAGTCTCGAGCTAGTCTGTGTCGCAGCAACAGCGACCAACAAGAAAGCCACCGAGAACCTAGACGCGCTCCTCGAGCAAGTCATCAACGCTTTACCAGGCTACGCAAGAATGGTTCTTGCCGGCCAACCATACAATCTACAAACTAACAACACCGAGTATCTCGCAGTGACTGTGCAAACAGACCTGCAGATTACGATCTAAGAAAGGCTCCAGGAATGGCTGCATCAACGCGCATCAAGGCGCAAAACATTCTCTTCAAGATTGCAGGCACTAACTACGCCTGCGATGCCAACTCAGTAGTCCTCGAGCTAGGCGACGCCCCAGGCGACGTTCAGACATTCTGCGAGGTTCGTGTTGGCGGCGAGTGGACTCTAACTTTGGCTGGTATCACATCAGGCGAAGCAACATCTCTCTACCAGGTGCTTTGGACTAACTTTGGTTCAACCGCAACGTTCATCATCGCACCAAACGGCAACACAACCCCAACCGCCGACGAACCTCACTACGAGGGAACCGTTGTCTTCGACCAGTTGCCACCGCTAAACCTAACTTCAAACGAAGTAGTTCAGTTCGAGGTAACCCTGACCGTTCGCAACACAGGTCTGGACACCGCTAACGACTTGTTCTACGGTGTAGAGAAGCTAACCGCTTAGTCAATGTCGAACACCTCTGGCATCAAGGTCAAGGGTCTTCGCAGTTCTATCAAAGCCTTACAGGCAATCGGTGTCGACGCCAAAGAAATAAAGTTGGCGGGTAACGATGCCGGTGAGATAGTCGCTCGCGAAGCCCGAGGCCTTGCTCCAGTTCGGACAGGGTCACTACGATCCACAATCAGAGTCTCTAAAGCCCTAAACAAAGTAAGCGTCTCTGCCGGTAACAACGGCCGAGTGCCTTACGCAAACCCGATTCACTGGGGCTGGTTTAAGCGCAACATCAAACCACAGCCATTCTTTGTAAAAGCCTTGGGCATTACAAGGGATGAGGTCTACCAGACTTATTACCGCAACGTCAATAAACTGATAGAAACTAACAGCACGAAAGGCACAGATGAGTAACACAGAACGCACAATTCTTGACGTCTTAACCATGGACGAGATTGAGCAGCTCGAAAGACTGACCGGATCATCGGTTAACGTATTGTTCGGCAAAGGCGAGTTCCCTGGACGCGCCCTAAAGTTCTTGGTGTGGCTATTGCAGCAACGCACCGATAAGAATGCCAAAATTGAAGATGTCGGCAAGATGACTTTCACCGAAGCAACTAACTGGGTGACGGAGTATCTTGCAGACCCAAAAGCGCAAGCGTAAAAGAGTCTCTTGACCGTTTGGCAAGTTTCTGTCTAGCGACAGGAATGAGCCCGTCAGAGTTTCGTAAACTTACGCTGGCAGAATATAGGGCTTTCATCGAAGCCCTCGAGGAAAGGTCTGGCAGATGAGTTTAGTGCTCAACGTCGAAATCCTTGGCGAGTTCAAGAAACTAACCCAGGCCACCAAAGGCGCAGGCGGCGATCTAACCAGCATGGGCAAACAAGCCCAGACCGTTAGCAAGAGCATCGGTAAAGCCTTTGCAGCTATCGGTATTGGTCTATCTTTCAAAGTCTTAGCCAACGAGCTTGAAGAGGCTACCAAGGCCGCTATCGAAGACCGCAAGAGCCAGGAGCTTCTTGCGCTTGCCATGATTAACACTGGCAAAGCAACCGACGCTACCGTCAAGTCAGCCGAGGCATCTATAGCCAAGATGCAGATTCAGGCCGGTATAGCGGACGACAAACTTAGACCAGCATTCCAGAAACTATTCATTGCAACTGGTGACGTCACACAGTCGAACAAGCTCATGCAGATCGCGCTCGATGCTTCAGCGGCCACCGGCAAAGACCTGGACACGGTTACGCAGGCCATGGCTAAAGCTCTTGAGGGCAGCGACACCGCTTTAACCAAACTCATCCCAAGCCTAAAAGGCTCAAAGAACCCAATCGAAGAAATGGGCGCAGCATTCAAGGGCGCATCAACAGAAGCCGCCAACCTTGACCCTTACCAGCGGATGCAGATTATCTTTGGCGAAATCCAGGAGAAACTTGGCACGGCGCTGTTGCCTATCTTGGACGACTTCGCAGCTTGGATGATGTCACCCCCTGGGCAGAAGCAACTTCAAGAGATCGCTGACGCAGCTCACCAATTGCTCACAGAGTTGGCTGGCGTGGCCAAGTGGGCTATCGCTAACAAGAATTGGCTCCTACCTTTGCTCGGCGGAGTCGCGCTATTCAAGGGAACCATTGACAGCATCAACGGAATCAAGACCGCAATCGACGGTGTCACGGCCGCTATCGGTGTCATGAAGGCCGCTTCAGGAGCGAGTCTCTTGGCATCGTTTGGAATCGTTGGCGCGGGTGCTGCAGGTTCCGCAGCTGGTGGATACATCGAGGGCTACCAAACAGGTGTTCGCGCAGGAATCTACGGCGAGGGTGGCACCAAGGCTGACCCGTTCGCTGGGCTTGGAAAAATTGGTTCAACTGGTTTCGTTCCAAAGCCTGCACCTCGCGCTGGAATGCCTGCGCCTGGTGCTCGAGGCAACGTGAACATCACGATCAACACGCCTAAAGTCAATGGCCAAGACATCATCAACACCGTAAACAACGCAACCCGAAACGGCTTCACCGGCACTCTTAGAGCACTCAAGGAATAGCCATGGCTGTAATAAACAACTTCGACATAGCCACAGACCTAAAAGTCGAGATGCTACTGGCCGAAGCTGCGCGCAACGTCTTCGTGCTAGGCATCAGCCCACTAGGCGGAACCAACGTTCTAGGCGATGACGCTTCAGGCAACGTCACCTGGCAAGACCTGGCATGTGAAGTCAACGCAGTCAGCACCTCTATCGGTGGCTCAATCGCATCCAACGTATTCTTCCAGGCCGACTCGGGCAAAGCTCAAATCAGGATGCAGTCCTGGACATTCGATCCAAACAACTACCCATTCATTCGCCCAGGTGTCGAGGTTCGAATCAAAGCCAAGCGCGACGCCTACGAGTTCATAATTTGGCACGGAACCCTCGACGACATTAGCGTGACCTACGCGCCAGACCAGCAGAACCAAATCACGGTCAACGCCACAGACTTCTGGGCACTCCTCGTCAACAGACGTTTCGACTTTGAACCAGTGGCTGCAATCCTGCCAAGCGACGCAATCCAGTTAGCAATCGACGAAGTAGCCGCGACAGGTTTCGTTATTCCTTATGACAGTTTCAGCATCAACCCCGAATGGTATATGACCGGCACACCGCAGCTCAACACCACCTTTGGCGCTGTCGCCGCCAACTGTTTGACCACAGGGCTAGGCTTCATCGCAATCAACCCGAACACGGGCTACCTCGAGTATCGACCTCGAGCAACCACCGGTGGCTACGTCTACACAATCGGCAACAACCACGGCGAGGCCAACCACTTGTGCATGGCAGACCTAGACTCAGCGATGCAATCCGAGCAGGTGTTCAACAGCACCCTAGTCACCCAGAAATACGAATACCTCGGCGACCCAATCTTCACCCAGCTCTACACAGACCAGGACTCAATCGACCTATTCGGGCAACGCTCAGAAGACTTCACCGTCGACCTAGCAACCACAGCCGACGCAGACGCTTGGGCTGCAACAGTATTCGCACCTAAACCAATCACAGTAGTGACCAGCGTGACCACGCCCGCAATCGACCGCCTGCGCGATCTAACAGAAGCAATCGAGTTCATGCCAGGCGACACCGTTAGAGTGCTTTACAGTAATGACGACATAGACATCGACACCGTTTACACCGTAACCAGGGTGCGCCACATCATCGACGTAAACAACTGGTTCACTACACTAGAAGTATGGAAAGAGTTCTAAATGGCCGGATGGTTTGACTTCGTAAATGGGCAGACGCTACCAGCGTCGAGAGTCCAGGACTACCTAATGGATCAGACCGTAATGGTCTTCGCCGATGCCAGCGCGCGCACAGCTGCTCTTACACCGACCGCGGGCATGGTCACATACTTGCAGAGCTCTAACGACCTTTGGGTCTATAACGGCTCGGCATGGGTTCTTGTGAACCCGCCAGAACCACCTGTTGTATTTCCAGACATCATGAACCCTCTACTACTCATCGGAGCCTAAATGCCAATCAACTACAAAATCTTAGGGCAGGCACATCCAGCCAACACAAGTGATACCGACCTTTACACCGTGCCTAGCAGCACTCAGGCCGTAATCTCAACACTTACAGTCACCAACGTCACAGGTGCTAGCGTCAATGCTCGAGTCTGGATTAGAAACAACGGCGCAGCGACAGCTCATGCCAATGCCGTTCTTTTCGATGTGCCAGTAGCTGCTAACAGCGTCGCAGCATTTACTTTGGGTCTAACAGTCGACGCGGCCGACATCATCTCAGTTCGCAGCTCAACTGGAAACACTTTGACATTCCAAGCGTTCGGCAGCGAGATTACAGCATGAGCGTAACCGTATTCCCAGCGCCAAGCACCGGTGGCGCAGCTCAGACTCAAAAAACGGACATCATCACATCAACAGGCACATGGACTTCGCCTGCAGGTGTCACCCGCGTGGACGTTCTACTCGTCGGTGGTGGCGGCGGTGGAGGTGGAGCAGCTGGCGCAAACAACTCTGGCGGCGGTGGCGGTGGTGGTGCTGTTCTCCAGCAGACATTAGCAATATCTGCAAGCACGGCCTACACGATCACAATTGGCGCAGGAGGTGCAGCTGCACCAGGCACAAGCAGCGGTGTCGGTGGAAACGGAAACAGTTCAACTTTTGGCTCTCTGATGACCGCGGTAGGTGGTGGTGGCGGTGCCGCGTCTGGCGGAAGCGTTCCTGTTGACGGACTAGTAGCATCTCTTGGTGGACAGGGAATCAACACCATGCCAAACAACGCTGGTTCAGGTGGTGGCGCAAACCCGTTCTTCATACCAAACAACAGCACCGGTGGCCCAACTTCTAACCAACAAACCATGCCTAACGGTAACTTCCCAATCGCAGGCACTATGGGCTACGCGTTTAACAACAATTACTTTCCTGGAAACCCAGGGATCAATGGTTACGGTGCCGGCGGTGGCGGTGGCCGACCAACAACGTTTGCATTCCAGCGCATACCTGGCGGAGTAAACGCTGGTTCTGGAGCAATTGAAAGTTCAGCTGCTACAGCGGGCGTGGCAAACTTTGGCGGTGGCGGTGGTGGCGGTTCAGCTAGCAGTGGTGGCACCGCGAGATTGGCCGGCGCAGGTGGATCAGGTGTCTGCATTATTAGATATTGGAGTTAAAATGGCACACTTTGCAAAAATCGAAAATGGCGTAGTAACTCACGTCGTAGTCGTCGACAACTCTGAAGAGTTGCGCGGTCAAGAGTTCCTAAACAGCATTGGTCTCGAGGGTCGCTGGGTTCAAACAAGTTACAACGCAAATTTTGGCGGCAAGTTTGCTGCAGTAGGCGACACTTACGTGGAAAGCACGGGAACCTTCAAATCACCAAAACCTCGCAAGGCGTTGGTTTGGAACGATGACACTAAAGACTGGGTAGAAGCCTAAAATGCCTGAGACCACCGACAGAGAGCTGCTAATCACAATCATCAAAGACCTAGCAACACTCAAGGCCGAGATGAACGGATACAAGCAACTCGAGCGCGACGTTCGTGAATTACAGAAAAAGATTTATCTGTTCATGGGCTTCGCTGGAGCAATCGGTGGTTCAATCGTCGCAATCGCACAGGGAGTTATGACCAATGCCTAAGCAAGTAACGGTTCAAACATTCCACCCAGCCAAACTCTCGCGCATCAGCGACAAGTTCGGCACACACAGCGAGACTCGCAAAAAACTAGGGCTTGGCCCACATCGCGGCCTTGACTACGCCGTGCAATCAGGCACACCACTTCTGGCAATCGGATCAGGTCGAGTCAAGAACATCGGGCACACTAACGTGCTCGGATACTTCATTGAAATCAGCGCACCGGTAATCGTTAAGGGCAAGCTCGAGGTCAAAATCTTTGGCTACTACCACCTGCTCGAAGACCAGGAGCAATTCTGGAAAGTTGGCGACGCCGTCAAGGGCGGGCAAGTTCTATGCAAGTCAGGCAACACAGGCACAGCCACATCGGGCGCACACCTGCACCTAATGGCCGGTGACAAAATCAACCTGGCAACGAACCCAGTCGAAGACCCGCTAGCCCTAATCGAAGCCACCCTCGAACCAAAGACCGTAACCGTAGCAGACAAGGAAGAACCAGTTGCCAAAAAACCAGCTGCTAAAAAACCTGCTAAAAAGTAGCCCACTTAAAAGAGTCACCCGCGTCGCAGCATTCGCGCTCGGGGCAGGAATCGCTTTTCTAGGGGCTGGAAGCCTCCAAGGGTTGCAACCACTCGAGTCTGCCCAGTTTGGTGCCACAGGAGCCGTCCTAGGGCTTCTCATGGCTATTCTGTTCACCTACGCTGGCAAGGGTCAAGTGCCAGACGAGGACTTCGACAACTCGATCAACTCGGCTATCGAAACGGTCAACTCAAAAACAAAGAAGAGTGACAAGTAAGCCTTATACTGTCATCACCTAACACAGAAAGGCCTGACATGGCATTCATTCCCGCAGATTACGAACCAGTCGATTCACGCATTCACCGCTTCTGGGCGGAGCACCCACAGGGTCGCATCCACACCGAGATCGTGCTAATCAACGAAACCGAGATAGTCATCAAAGCAAGCGTTTACGCAGACCGTGATGACACCCGCCCAGTCAGCATCGACTTCGCGCAAGAGACCCGCAACTCAACACCGGTCAACAAGCTCTCATTCGTCGAGAATTGCGCCACCTCAGCCATTGGTCGCGCCCTGGCAACCTACGCCTACAGCCCAAAAGGGAAACGCCCAAGCAAAGAGGAAATGGAAAAAGTCCAGCGCGGCGAAATGAGAAACGATCGTGACTGGGAGCTCGAGCTCGATGTTCTCACCACCGAAAAGAACCTGGTCGGCCTGCGCGCACTCCGCAAAGACGCCGTCAAGTCACTTCAGCCAATGGAGCTAATCACAAAGATCGACGCCGCTGGCAAACTAATCAGCGACACGCCCTAAAGTAAAACGCCCCCAGGCACACAGAAACCTTGGGGGCGGTGGCTAGGATAAATCCGGCCACGAACCAAATCATACAGGAAAGACACAGAGATGAGCGCAGAAGCCATGAGTGCAGTTTTGCACCACAGCCCCGCAACAGGAACCGCCAAAGTAGTTCTATTGGCAATCGCCTGGCACACAAACGACAACCCAGAATTAGGTTGCTACCCGTCACAAGAGACCCTGGCAAAGTATGCCAACACATCGGTGAGAACCATTCGCCGCGCTTTGCAAGAGCTTGTGGCCATGGATGAAATCGAGATTCAACGTCACGGAGGCGTCGGTTTCGGATCAAGTCCAACCAACCGATACTTCATCAGAACCGACTGTCCAGAGTGGTGCGATAACACACTTTGGCACCGAGACTTATCCACAGGCCGTCTGGTATTACAGGACATTCTTGGTAGCAATACAGGACAATCTTGACCGCATTACAGGACACATGTGTCCTACAAATAAAACTTAAAAATAATTAAACAAAATCTTAAATAATCATATTAGAGAACCTGTGGATAACTTCCACAGAATTACAAGAAAAGGACACACAGAAATGCCAATCATTACAGTCACCGGCAGAGTTTCAAACAGCATCGCAACACAGACCGGCAAGGGAATCATCAAGTTCTGGGAGAAATCAAACTTCAAAGGCCAGGACAAGTTCGTGCTTTGGACAGCCTGGTTCGACATGCCCCAGCTACACGTTGGCGAGAACGACGAGATCACAATCAACGGCCGACTCTCGACCAAGATGAGCACCTACACCGCAAAGACCGGTGAAGAGAAAACAGGCGTTGAGCACCACCTAAACGACTCAATCATCCAAGGCCACGTCAGCGCAGTGCCATTCGGAGCAGATCCAATGCCAATCGACGACATCGAGGTGCCGTTCTAATGAACATCAAAACAGCCGACGATGTGCAGCTGCTAGTCGATGACTTTGGCTGGAGGTTCGATGACAAAACTGAGAACCGTAACGCGCTCAAAGAAATGAACGCGGCGGAGCACCGCAGAGTCCGAAGCATCATTCGCCAGCGTCACTGGGATGAAACCTATGACGACGAAATGACCGCCAGAGCCAACTTCGACGCAGCGCAACGATTCACCGACATGGACAAGGCCATAGATCTATGGTTCGAGAGGGAAACAAAATGAGCCACTTCATCTCATACGTCACCGGAACACCCAGGCCACAAGGTTCAAAGAAAGCATTCGTAATCAGAGGCAAAGCGATTCTGGTAGACGCCTCAGAGGGCAACTACGAATGGCGCAGGCTAGTCACAAGCGAGCTAGCCAACGACCCCGATCTAGTTCGCTACAAAGGCGCAGTAAACGTGTCACTGGCATTCTTCATCGAAAAGGCCAAGAGCAATAAAACCAACCTGATGACCCAAAAGCCTGACATCGACAAGCTAGCCAGGTCAGTGCTCGACGCCATGACCAACGCAGAGCTCATCGAGGACGACTCAAAAGTTGTCTACCTAAACATCACAAAGACTTGGGCGACAGAGCAAAGCCCAGGAGTGCTCATCCATGTCTGGCAGAAACCCGATGCTTGAGAACCTACAACCACCAAGCAAGAAAAGCCCATGCAAAGTCCGAGCACTAATGGACAGCATGAACGAGCTCGACGCACAAATCCTCGAGGCCGCAGTATTGGACTCAGCCAAGTGGAAAATCAAAACCCTGGCAGATGAGCTGAGAAGCTTCGGACTGGTAATCTCAGAGAAACCAATCGCAACACACAGAGCAAGGCTATGTTCATGCTGGAAAATCTAGAACCACCGGTCGAAGAGCCAGCCGATGTCCAGGCACTACGCAAAGCCCTAGTCCACGCCCAGCGCGATCTACTCAAAGCCAAAGACCGAACCGAACACTTGGTCGAAGTAACCAGAAACGCAGCATTCGACGCCATGCTAGCCCTCGGAAAAGTGCCACCGATAGTAGCACCCCCAAAGGACACGCGACGCTCTCAAGGCGAACATGCACTCTGGGTCATGACCGACTGGCAAGGCGCAAAACGAACCACCACATACAACACTGAAGTCATGCGCGAACGAGTCATGCGCTTCACCGAAAAAGCAACCAAAATCACAAAGATGCACCGGGCAGACCACCCAGTCAAAGACGTCACAATCGCATTCGGCGGCGACATGGTCGAGGGCTTATTCAACTTCCCAACCCAAGCATTCGAAATCGACTCCACAATCTTCGAGCAATACGTCAACGTCTCACGCCTACTGGTCGATGTGGTAAGAGTCGCGCTCGCGGAATACGAGAACGTGACCGTAGTAGCCGAATGGGGAAACCACGGGCGCATCGGATCCAAACGCGACGCAGTGCCACGCGCAGACAACTTCGATCGCATGTGCTACGAGCTAGCCAGGCAACTACTCGCAGGCGAAAAGAGACTCACCTGGCACGATTCACCCGAAGACGTCCAACGCATCGAAATAGGCAACTATCGCGCGCTCCTACTACACGGCGATGAAGTCGGTCGCAACGGCTTCGCATCACCGGCAACAATCGTCGCCCACGTCACCAAGTGGCAATCCGGTTCATACCCTTGGGAGTTCAGAGACGCATACGTCGGCCACTACCACACCCACATGGAATGGGCGCTACCAAACGGCCTAGGCTCCGTCTACCAAACAGGCTCAACCGAATCAGACAACCGCTACGCAGGAGTCATGCTCGCAGCTAGCGCCACCCCAAGCCAACGCCTACACTTCATCGACCCACAACGAGGCAGAGTCACCGCGGCCTACAAAGTTTGGCTCGATGAATGATTCGCGAACGCTGCAGCTGCGGCTCAAAGTTTGAAAGCGACTCAAACCAAGCAATCAAACTATGGCGCGAATGGCGACGCAAACACATCTGCAGCGAACGCCCCGATCCAGTCGAAGCCAACACATCAGCCGAAACCCGAATCGAAACGAGCATAGGCTTCGCGCCTAACTGGCACCCTGGACGCCAAGACCCAGCCCTAGATGAATAAAGGGCGACACGCCGTAACTTGACAATGTCGGCAGTTAGTCTCAAAATAAAAGCAGTCGAGCCTGGGGATAAACGCAGTGGACCCCCTCCGAAGCAAAACGCCCCAGGCCGACACCTTACACACAGAAAGGTTACAAAATGCACGTTATTGCATTCACCGCACTCATGATCTACTTCATGATCTCAGCAGTATGGCTAGCCGACAACGGCTGGCAACCAGCAGTCGGAGTTCCATTCCTACTAGTCGGCTTTGGCACAATCATCTACGTCATGGTCGACTACTACAAGTGGGAGAACAAACGATGAACCACTACCTCCAAGAAGACCGAATCGTTCGAGAGTTCAAAGAGTTCCACCTCGAGCACCCAGAGGTCTACACGCAGCTCGTAAAACTAGCGCGCACCTGGCAATCGAACGGAACAGACAAACTAGGCATCGCAACACTCTTCGAAGTGCTTCGCTGGAACAGCCACCTAAACCCAGATCACACCGGTGGCTACAAACTCAACAATAACTACCGCGCACTTTACGCTCGCAAAATCATGGAACAAGAACCAGACCTAGACGGCCTGTTCGAGATTCGTGAACGCACCACCGAATTGCACAGAGTCGCATGAGCTTTGACGAGGGCTACAAGGCAGGTGTCCAAGGCATGTCTAAAGCAATCGACACAGCGCACCTAATCGGTGCAATACAAGAACGCAAGCGCATCATCGCGCTCATCACAGTAATTAAAGACAACTGGCAAAAGCCCGCAGCATTCAACTACCAAACCGAGCTCTTCAAACTCATTCAACTCATAGAGGAAACCAAATGACCGAGACACCGCTACACGACAACATCAAGTCCTACATGGAACCACTCATCAAATCATCCGAGCGCATCGGGTCAGCTCGAGCCTTACTCATGGTCGCCCAATGGATCAAAGACGAAATGGAATCAGGCAACATCCGCCCAAGCAAAGACATCAAACACATCATGGACGGCATGGACAAGATACGCACAGACATCCTGCTAGACAAGGCCAAGCGTGGCTGACTGGCACCAATCACTAGCCTGGAAACAAGCAAGAGAACAAGCCAAGAAAAGCCTTGACCCAATCTGCTCAATCTGTGGCAAAGAGCTCGAGGGCAGCGACTGGACAATAGATCACATCATCGCCCCAGGCAACGGTGAACCAAACCATAACCTCGAGAACCTCCAATCCATGTGCAGAGCATGCAACGGACGCAAGCAAGACCGGACATACAAGCGCATACCTTGGCGCTCAGACCGCTGGAAGTAGACCGCCCCCCAGATAAAGCGGGGGGAGGGGATACACGGTGGCCTCCCGCACTACACACAGAGAGCAGAACAATTGGCAAGACACAGGGCAGAACGGCACAGGACACCACCAAAGTGGCGGTGGAGGGTGGCTAAGAACCGCTGGTATGGATTCATCAAGCCAGACTTACGGAGGCGTTACAGAGCCTTACAAGGCTTTATAGAGCAAAATCTGGAAAACTTTGTAAAAAAATTGAGATAGCGTTTATTTCGTGACGCGCTCGGAATAGATCGGAAGAGCAC